CGATATTTTAATTTAGGCATCAAAATACCAGAACCAGTTGCTCCAGTAATTGGTACCCCAAATTTACTTTTTGTTTCAGTTGTTGCTGTTGATGTTGCCATTATGTTCTCCTAAGAACTATTTTATATTATACGAATATTTATCAGAATTAGGCCAAAATCATTAACTCACGTTTTAATTATTGTTATTTTTTTCACAAAAAAGGGCGGATAAACCGCCCTTTCTGTATAGTTATAACTATAATTATGCTGTTGAGCCTAATGTATTTTGTATTCTTACAGGAATATATATAAACTCTACTGCTTTGACTGGCTGTACAGCGATGTCAATGTGTAGTTCGTTTCTGTCTATTCTTGCTGGAGTATTATTTGTAGTATCACATACTGTAATAAAATCAAACAATCCTCTTTGAGACACTAACTGTCCTAAGAATCTATCTACTACTGATTTTGCATTTGCTCTTGTGACTTCATCGTTTGGTTCAAACAAGAAAGGCTTAACTATGTCATCAAGTCTTTCTCTGATATAAACTGTAAGTCTTGCAACATTAACTCTGTCTAAAGCACTTGAAGTTGGATTCAATGTCTTTTGACCAAATACAGCAATACCTCTTCCTGGGAAGTTGCCGATTGGGTTAATTTTGTTGTTGTATAGACTATCACGTTGTCCTTCACTTAATGCTACAGGAATAAATTCTCCTGATGTAGCATCTAAGTAACCGACATTAGAAGCATTGTTTACAAGTCCTCTTTGGACCCCTGCTGGAGCGAACCAAGGGAAAGCAACCTGATCATTAAATGCAAATGTTCTTAGTGCCATGTGTGAACCTGGTACTAATACATTTGAACCATCGAGGTCAGTTGCTAATGCATGTGGGTAGTAAACACCTGCGTATGCTGAACTTGAAATTAATCCATCTTCACCATTCACGTCTGCAGTATTGGCATTAGTTGCCCAATTACTTGTGCTTGTTGCATCAGAGGCCAATCTAAGAGGAGCATCACCAATTGTGAATACTGTCTCTTTTCTTTCTGTTCCAAGACTTACCATTTCATCGATAAGTTCTGGATAACCAGGACAAGCCATAATATTGAATCTATTAGTTTCATTTCTTATGTCTTGGTTTCCGGCTACAACTGATTGCAATTTTGTTACTACTGCTCTTCTTTGTGCTTTACGCATCATGTATGGAGAACCATCAACTTTATTTCCGCTGAAGTCTTTCCATAATGTAGAAGTGCTATCATATTGTTTAACGTTACCTACTGAGGCCATTTTGTTCCATGCTAACATACCACTTGGGTATAATGCCGCATTTGGAAGTCCGTTAGCAGAACTAATTAAAGAACCACTTGCACTTGCTCTAAAGTCTGCAAATAAGATACCGTCTGCTGTTACTTGATCTTTATTATCAACTAACACCCAAACACTTGTTGCACTATATTTGTAAATTTTAGGGAAGTTTTCTAAGTCACTGCTGTCAATCCAAATATCACCTGTTGAAAGTGAACTTGAACCGTCTGATTGCTTAGAAGGCTCAGAAGCACTAAATTGTACGTCACCGGTCCATGTTGCCCATGTACCACTGTTTTGATATAAAATATCAATGTTAGTGTTAGAAACATTGTTGTCGTACCATAGTTTTCCGTTTACAACTGCACCTGATGGAGCATTTGCGCCTACTTCGTATACAAGGTCTTCAAAGTTACTGTAAGTACCTGCAGTAATGTTTAAGTTTGCAGGAGTATATCCTGACACATTACCTGCGGAAACTTTAAGATCTCTACCATTGCTTACTGTTAATGTAACTTTACCAGATACGTTACTGGAAATTAGTGTATCACTAAATGTTAAAGTTGCATTAGCGGATGATATAGCATTGTTAATATCTGTTACAATGTCATCAACACTTGCATTACCGGCCGTGTTAGATGTAAATGTTACAGGAATTGCTGAACCATCATTAACAAAAAGGTTAATAGATACCTTACCTGCGTGAGCGGCAACTGGAGTTGCTGTATCACTAATTGCAGATGAGGCTGAAACAGTTAAACTTGTTCCACCGTTATGTTTTGTAATATTAATAGTAGCAAGATCACTTTCTCCATCTGCGTTACCCCAAATGTCACCTGCTTTAGGTGAAGTATATGTGTTTGTATAAACACTACTTGATAAATTGTCTATTGCTACTGATTGTGAGACCCATTGTGATGAACTTGTGCTATATTTCTTAAGAACTATATTTGAACCATTATTTGGTGCACTTGTTCTAATATGAATGTCTCCTGCTGTAAGGCCACCGCCACCTTTCTTAGTGGACGGAATTGACAAATGACTTGCAAACTGGAAATCACCAGCCGATCCGGCTACTGCACTTGACCAGTTACTTGCACCAATATGATACCATACTCCTGATAGTTTCTGGTAGAATTTAACTTCTCCCAAAGATGCGCCAGCATTTGTTACGTTTACAACACAGATCTCACCATTAACACCGAATGCAGACTTAGGTGCATTTCCACCGTCAAGGTCTGAACTTGATGCAATTTTTACTGTTTGTTTTGCCCATGCACTACTTACATACTGATATACACCATATGCTGTATCGTCAGTATCTAACCAGTATGTACCATCTGTGATAGGTCCACCTGGAGCAGTTGCAGAAGGACTTAGATCGTCTAAATCTATATTTGCTCTGAGAACGTATGCTCTATTGGCTATTCCTAAGAAACTGTATGCGGCCATTAAACCGAGTTCGTTTCTTTCGTCTCCGTGTAGAGCAGTTGTACCACTCTTCTTGAAAACTGGATTACCATATGATTGGAGCAATTCTCTTTGGCTTGTTATTTGATATAATTTACCTGCGTTAGCGGCTGTAGTATAACTTGCTGTTGTACTTCCGTCTGGTGCTTTTTTATCCTCTGCCGTTGCAATAACGATCAAAGGAACTGTTCCGGCACCTGCGGCGGCGTAAAACGATTCGTCGTTTACACTTACACTAACTCCAGGACTTACTAATGTTGCCATATTATTCTCCCAATATATTGAATGAATACTTTTAAAGTATGCAAGTATTTATCTTTTTTTATGTATTTTAGGAGTTTAAGGAGTATTTGCTGGTATTAGGCGGTATTATACTATTTTAAGTACATCTCTGAACATGCCCGTATCCCAATCTCTGATATTTTCTACAATATCAGACAATTCTTCTAATGTGCCATTATTTTGAATAATATGATCTACAGGATATCCTGCCCAGTTCCATTCGCTTTCATGAACATCTCTGTATTTTGTTTGCATGATTTTTCTGCTAACGGCATTTTCATGAGCAGTACTGGCTACTTCAAACCATTCCGGTAAGTCTCCACGTTGTACCCAAATAATAACTCCGCCCATATCTTTTATTAGATCAAGTTCATTTCTAAAACGAGCATCACTTACCACTGTGCATGGAGAGTTTTGATCTTGTTTTCTAAAACGATATTCTAAACTGTTAAGCCAAATATCTTGACTAAAGTTTTTTCTAAGTACATCTGTACCAATTAATTGTAAAGCAAGTCGAGGAGTAAAATTAGGAACACCTAATTTTTTTGTCCAAAACATATCTGGAGTTTCTCTGAATTCTCTACTTTCTAATGTATCGCCTTCTAATAAAGATCTTTCCCAACCAAAGATAGATGAACATAAATCTTTTAATGGGCCTGCAAAAGAGTCTTGAACACACCCACGTTGTACAAATTCTTTTGCTACTGTGTCTTTACCAGACCCGATAAAACCTACAAGTCCGATAATCATATTAGCCTATAACAAATCCTAATGGTGCATTTCCTTCTTCTTTCTGGAACAGTTGCTCTCTAAGATCTGTGATCATTGCTACTGCTTCAGTTTTTAAAGTTTCACCATTTAATTGAATTGCGCCGCCGGCCCCTGGTAATCCACTTGCGTATTTGCTTCTTGCTTCGCCTAACATTTGTTTTGCTTGAGCAAGAGCATAAGTGCCTAACCAATTTCCTGCGTATACGTCTTTTAATAAAATGCTTTCAGGTATGAAGTTGTATATGCCTACTGCAATTTCTTCTTCATGTCTGATGTTTCTAAGAATTTTTAATTGTTTGGTATTTCTATTCCACAAAAAGTTATATTCACTACCAAAAATTCTTCCTATAACTTCTTTGTATTGTGCAAATGCATCAAATACTGCAAGTCCGCCAATTTGTCCTGCTTGTAGCATATACATATTGTTGAATGCAACATCAAATGGATCAAAGTTAGTACCGCCACCACTATTGGTACCTATACCTCTACGGTATATACGCCTAACTTCCATTACTTCATCTGGTAATGTGTATTCGGTTTGTCCGTCATGTGTGTTTACAAATAGCA